CTAAGAACTGTTCAGGCTTAGTCTTGAGCTCCATTAGAAGTGTGACTGGTAAACCAGTTATTTCTCCTTCTGGAGTAAAGAGCCTCTTTGCGAACTCGGTATAACCTTGTAAGCTTTGAGTGCACTTTGAGAGACTTATGGAAACGCCTAGATCTTTGATTACTTGTGTATACTTTTCGTATACACGTTCATTAGTGTCTAGGGTGTCATCTCCAAGTATCAAGTATTTATAACGAGATACTCCTACTTTGTAGGCACAGTAGTGTTTTATTACATGATGTGTGAAGGTGGACACGGCCCACGAGCTTAGCAAGCCCATGGGGTTTCCACACCGATAGCGGTAATTTACGCCTTTATGGGTAAACGCTCTATTGGTTGTGATACGTTTCCATAGCCCACTTATGTGGCTTCCATAAACAGCACGAACAACGTTTTCCTCTAAATCAATAGGGAAGCGGTCAGTAAATGCTGTCATGTCAGAACTAAATAAGCTTCTGCCTAAGCCTTGAATAAGCTTAGGTATTGAAGACTGTCTGTAGGTAACATCGCTTGGCAATCTTTGCAGCCCTTTCATGAATGCTTTATGCAAACATGTTAAAGCTGTATTTGACCACCAATCTGCTATTGCAATTACGCGCGTTTTACACGCCTTATCGCTTAGCAAAACCAATTTTGAGTGTTTAAACTCACCTTGGTGCGGTGTATATGCATGGGGATTTATGTATGGCACACTAATTTTCATAAGTGCCGTAATATCTCTCCAAAGATCTCTGTCTGCTTTCACAGCAGATAAATCTCTCATGGCAGTAATAGTTGCCGGCCCATTTGGACCAGCTTTATTGCTCATGATGCAGTAACCTTCTTCTAATTTTGGCAAATTCTGCAAAATTGAAGACTTGTGAATGAATGATATAATGTCTTGCATGAGTAATTTATCGCAAGTACTTATATCTTCTATGGTACTCGGATCAAGCTCAGGTTTGCACCTGAACTCATCAACTATCCGAAAGAAGGATAGTGAGTACCGAACATGATAGGCATCGTTTCGATCGGGCTTAACGAAAGAAATACATTTCGGAAAGCCTTCCGCGTCTGTTTTCAGAAACGGAATTGGCGTCACAGTCTGTCGTAAGACGTACTGTTGAAGCACTCTTCTAAGCTCTTTGAGCCGTTGAATTGTGAACTTCTCACCATGGTTCATCACCATGGCGGACACCAAAGATTTGAACTTAATTAGGTTCTCGTCTGGTCGTCGATGATGCAATAAATTTATAAGAGGTACTAATCTGTTTATACAGGTTAGCCATCTTTTATTAATAGAATTTATTGTTTTCATTTGTAAAGGTTTTAAAGCCTTTGCGCTCTCGCACTAGCGAAAGGACGTGCCAGTGTTG